AAGGAATTGCTGTTGGTTTGTTTCCTATGAAAGGCATTAATTAAATCTCCTTAACTTGAAATTGCATCTACTGTAGATACCCAAACGTCTAATGATGAAGCTGTATCTGATTGAACATAAATTCTATCACCAGATTGAACTACAAATTTAGCACCACCATCTAATACTTGTAATGCTGATCCACTTGGTATTGGTGCATCTTTAATTAGATAGATGTCGTTAGCACCATCATTAATATATACAGATGCAACTACAGCAGAAGCTGTAACATTTGCAACTGATATACCAACAATAGTATCATAACTATCAAATGCTGCACCACTAGGTATAGCAGTAGCACTTGTGCCTACATTGTTGCTTGTATATCTTCTAAAGTTTTGTGCCATATTACTCCTTTATTATAATGCAATCGCCATGGCTATAGCGAATCCATTTGTTGCTAAATTGGAAGTATCAGTAGCTTCAATGTTTGTCCACGCACTTCCATCATAAAATTTTAATCTATTATCAGTAGAATTATAAAATAAATCACCTTCATCTAAAGATGAAACAGGATTTGTACTACCAATTCTATAAATATTTGCAAATGAATTAACAGATGCAATATTACTAGCTACTGTTCCAATATTGTTAGATCCAGATAAATCGGTTGCTACAGTACCTATTGTATTACTACCAGAAAGATCTGTTGAAACTGTTTGAATATCAGATAAATTTGTATTAACATTACTAATTATACTTAAATTTGTATTTACATTAGAAATAACAGCTATATTTGTATTAACATTGTTTATTGCTGCTATATTTGTTGCTACTGTTCCAATGTTATTAGACCCAGATAAATCTGATGCAACAGTTCCAATTGTGTTAGATCCACCAAGATCATTAGCAATAGCTGTAATATTTGCATTAGCTCCAGCAACAGTAGAAATATTATTAGTTGGAGATATTTGACCAGCAACTAAAGTTATATTAGCAATATTTGTAGCATTACCAACTGTATTTACATCTGTAATATTATTAGCAACTGTATCAATTTCAGAAACAGCTTCATTTAAATCATCGGCTACAGTTTCTACTTCTGATATAGCTTCATTAAGATCGTTAGCTACTGTTATTACATCAGCAATATTTGTTGCTACCGTATTTACTGAAGCAATATTTGTAGCAACAGTACCAATATCTGTTGCATCATTTGCAACTGTTGTAACATTAGCAGCTATACCACTAACTGTAGTTACATCATTAGCTATTCCTGCAATTGTAGTAATATCAGTTATGTCTTGAGCAAACTCTAATCCTGTACCTGCACTATTAACAGATAAAACTTTGTTAGCAGATAAGTTTGGAAATGTTATGTTAAATGTATTTGAAGTAGTAGCAGCAGCTCTTGGAGAGAATTTTAAATCTCTTTCTAATTGCTGAGCCATAGCAATAATTTTATCTAATTCAGTATTAAGTGAGTTGATTTGAAAAGCTCCAGATGTTGGAAAGTCTGTAGTTCTTTCAATAGCTAAATCTCTATAAATTGTAATAATATCATTTAATGTTGCACCAGATCCACCTAGTGTAATAGATCCACCACCAGTTTGTCCTGCTCCAGATACCGAATATTCTGATGCTGTACTTGGTGATGCAGCAAAAGTTAATTGTGTTGTACCATTAAATACTTTTAAATCTGCATTAGCAAAAAATTCAAATGGAACAGTAAAGCTAGTCTGTCCAGCTGTTGCAGTATATTGAACTCGAGGTTCTGTATCAGATATAATTATAGCCATTAACGAAGTCCTTTTTCTATGTCATCAAATAACCAGTCAGTATACCATACATTTTGAAGTGGTATTAATCTACGCACATTACGAGCCGTATAGTGATTGTACTGATTAGATCCTACGTCATATAAAATATCAAATACATTATAAATTTGTCCTGCTGATGGGCCCAATAATCCTACTTTAGATTTCATTGATGAACCATATGGTTTACCTTCTCCAAGTAATGGGCCAATACCAATTCTATTATCTGTAAGAGCTTCAATAGATCTATTAACATCTGTATAGATTCCTGCTAATCCAGATCTATCAAAACCATTTAGTAATTTTTGTGTAAGAGATAATTTAGAATAATCTTTATCAAATCTAAACTCATGATAAATTGCATCTATCATCATACCAGAACCTAATAATAAAAAAGATCCAAATAAAAAATCCATATCTTTTTCTTGCATACCTCTCATCAACATTCTTTGATTAGCTGCCATAGCAAATTTTTTAAACTGAGCAATTGTAGATCCTAACTCATAAGACATCCATAAAGGAGTATCTCCTTTGCCTGGAGTTACAATTGTAATATTAATATCTTTATTAAGAGCTGCACCAAAAGCTTGTTTGGCAGCATCATCTGTCCATTCAGCTGTATTAGCCATAAAGTTATGTTCTAATTTAGTACCATGTTTTTCAAACTCATTAGCAATTCTTTTTGCCATTTGCTCATCAATACCAGATGAAGCTAAAGCAGTTTTCCATTTATTACTTAATGTTTGACCTTTAGACCATTTAATAGAATCTTCTAATATTCTTGATCCAATAGTAACAGAAGCTGCTGCTTTCATAAATTCTGTCCATCTAGACATCATATTAATATACATAAAATTAAAATTTGCTGCTTTACCTAAAGCACCTTCTACTTTAGATCCCATTCCAAACATATCTCCAATATCAGAAAATAACATAGCTCTTTGACCTGTAATCATGTCAACAGCTTCAGCAAATGAATTAGCTTCTTTTTTACCTAATTTAAAAATACCTAAACCATTTTTACCAGATAACATATCTCCATACATTTCAAATTGAGTTTTAAATCCTCTTTCAATACCAGAAGTCATAACTGTTCTAGCTACATCAGATACAGCTGCCATAAATCCAGTAAGCATAGTAAGAGCATTATAATACTTCATTCCTCTCATAGCTCTAGAAGTCCAATGATGAGGATTAGCAGGTAATCCAAAAGTACCTCTAACAAGTTCAACAGATGATTCTAAATCTTCTAATACTTGATTACGTTCTTTAACAAGTTTTAATTTTTGTTCTTTACTACTAGCTAAATTAATTCTTTTATTATATTCACTAGCTACTTGATAAATACCAGGACTAGTCATTGATTCTGCTTCAGAAATATATTTAATACCTAAAGCATTAGGATCACCGTATTTTTTAGTAAATAATATATCTGGAGATATTTGTCTATAATATGATTTCATTAAAGAAAATATATCACTAACAATAAAATTATTATCCATTAACTTAGCTTGTGTTTCTGGTAATAAATTTAACTCTCTAGCTCTAGTAGATCTAGCATATCTAGGTCTATTAAATGCAAATCTTTCATAAATTAAATCATCTACGTTATCTGTATATTTAGTTTTTTCAAATCTAATAAATGGAAAATGATTTGATAGATCTTCTACTAATTGATTTAATTTTTTATTATTAATTACTAAACCACGTTTAATAAAATCTTCTCTAATAATTTCTCTAAATAAATTTTTATTTTGTTCTATTGCAGGTTTATTGTAAATAATATTAATATAATCATCTACTAATTTTTCAGCTCTAATTAATCTTTCTTTTAATTTTGTAATTTTATTATTTATTTCTGTAGCTGTATATTGAGAAGTTTGACCATCTATTTTAGATTTAAAACTAATAGTTCCTTCTTTTTTTCTTTTCATAGTATCTAATGCAGATTCCCAAAATTTAAGTTCTTGCTCAATTGGTATTTTACGAATACCAAGTTCTTGTACTTCTTTACCAAGTGGGCCGTAAACTTTTTCTTGAGTAATTCTAGCAGCAGCTGCTACTTCTGGTACATCATGTTGCATTTTATTTAATCTTGCTTTAGCAACTTCTGTGCCAAATTGAGATATAGACATATAATCATTATTAAATCTATTTGACAAATTAATACCTAATTCAGTAGTTGGTTCTTTACCTTGTACTCTTTTAAGATAAGCTAAGTATTGTTGTTTAATACCTTGCATAGCTTCTATATTACCAACTTCCATCATTCTTAACTTAGTTTCAATAGAAGCTTCAGATGCTTGAAATCCATATTTTTCAGTATTTTTTAATTTAAGTAATGGAGTATCTAAAATATCTGCAATCATTTTTCTTGCATTTAATGATTTAGATTTAACCAATCTAAATACAGGTGTCCAAGGCCCATCTTCACCAAATAAACCTAATCTAGTTTTAATAAAACTTTCTCCTTCAAATAATTCTTTTGGAGTTGGTTGTGCTTTTTCTTCAGTTCTAGCAGCTCCAACAGAACTTGTTTTAACTTTTTGATTAGGATCTACAAATTTACCATCAATATAAATTTTATTATCAACAGTTAAACTTTTAGGAGCATGATAAGCTTCATCTGCTTCAATAAGTTTTTGTTGAATATTAGCTGGTATTTGACCTTTACTCATTTTATTTAGTAAATAAGGAACACCATATCCACCAGCAATAACCCAAGGAACATAATCATCAGATCTAACTGGATCTAACATTTGTTTTGCTAATTCTTCAGCTGTAAATGCACTACCAAATATTTTAGCTGATTGACCATATTTGCTAAATAATAATAAACTTGATGGATCTAAAAATGCACCAGTTATTCTTCCAATATGATACCAAGGACTAGCATAATTATTTTCAGCGTGTTTATTTAATTTATCTATAATAGCAGTAGTTTCTGCACTACTTTTGCTAAACATAAAATGATCATAATAATCTTCATAAGGTTTTACTTGAGGATCATCTTTTGGATTATAACCTTCTTGTTCTGGAAAATCTTGATGATTAACCATATAATTAATTGCAATTGTAGAAAGATTTTCTTCAGCAAATCCAGAAGTAAAATCAGATACTAAATTAAATTTAACTGGTGTTTCTCTTTCAACAGCTTGTTGTTCAGCTTCTTTAGGTGTAAACGGAAAAGCTGTCATTATTTAATTTTTCCTAAAGTACCACCATAAGAATTAATTCCTTTTCTATATCCTTCTAAAATCATACCATCTAAAAACAATTGATTTTCTGGTGGATAGTAATTATTAAATTCATCTCCCATTTCATGTTCAATCATAAATTTAATTAATTTTAACATTTGATTAGTATCAAAAAAATTAATATTAGTATCTCTAGTAAATTTAGTTTTTTGCTCTAATGCTTCTAAATAAGAAGCAGAATCTTGAGCATAAGATGTTAAGATTTCTTCAACTGTAGGATTATCTCCATATCTTTTAGTAGTTTCTGTAGGTGATAAAGATGAGTTATTAATCATTACTCTCATTCCAGCTCTAATAGAATCTACAGGACTAGCAAAAACAGCAGCTTGATTACCAGTATTAACATCTTTCATTTCACCATCCCATGTAGAATCTGTTTTCATAACTGCCATATAGTTATTAGTTCTAAATGTTAATGGTAATTTTTTATTATCAATATTATTATAAACGTGTTGTCTAAATTTATATTGAAGATTTTGTTGTGTATAAGAAGTTTTATGTGGTGGAAAAGCAGATTCAATTAATTTATCTTTTTCAGATATTCTTGAGTTTTTTAATATTTGTTGATCATAAGATAATATTTCATTAATTTCATTATTAATTTTTGCACCTTGTTCATAATATTGATCAAGAGAAACATCTTTTCCTAACATTTTAAAAATAAAACCAAAAGGTTTTACTTCTTTTGGCACATCATCTAATAAAGGAACATCTGGATAAAATTTATAATCACCTAAATCAAGCAATTGTTTAGTAGTAGAAAATAAAAATTTTCTTATCCATCCTTCTATTTTAGAATCTCCATCAATAATTTGACCATAATTTTTCATAAATTTATCAAATTTTATTTCAGCAACAGTATTTAATAATTGAGCTCTATTAGCAGGTAATTTATCAGATACCATTTTATTACTTCCTAATCCTGTTGGATCAAAATAATTATCACCTTGTGTTAAATTAATTGCAACTTTATATCCATTTACATCATGTAATAATTTTAAATGATAATTTGGTTTACCATATTGATTCATTGTACCAGTAGGTTCTATAATTATATTTTTCATACCAGTATCAATTTCTCTTTTAATTAAATCACTAATATCATATGGTAATTGTTCTTTACTAAATGGTTTAAAATAACCTCCAAATCTTTCAATTTGTTCACTTTTACTTAAATTTGCTTTTAAATAATTTCCTTGTGCAATAATTGCATTTTCAAGTCCTTGACCAGTAAATCCAACTTTATCTTCATAAGCATTTTTTGTAATAGTTATTTCACCAGTTCCATTAAATCTTGTAGCTCCATAACCTTCTTTATTCATAACATTTAATGCTTGAATAGAAGCAGCATAAAACATTCTTTTTCCATCATCTGTAGTAATATCAATATTTTTTCCACCATACATATGTGTTAATTGATTAATAGTATGATTTAACCAAACTGATTGTGCTTGTGGTGTTAATGTAGTTTTATATGGTAATAAACTTGTACTTTCTGGTATAAACATATGAGAATATTTATTTTTACCAGATGGAAATAAAACTTGTTTTAACCAAAATGTATCAGTATTAATATCTAAATTATCTATAGCCCATCTAAATCCTTCTACAACAGCAGGAGTATTTTCAGCTAAATGAGTAGTAATTTTTGTTTTATTTTTTTCATAATTAGGAATATCTTGAACAATAGTATTTAAACGATCTGCTGCCATTTCATTACTAGACATTGACATAATTCCAATATTTTCAGCTTCTTTATAAATAAATTCATTTTCAATAGGTAAAGTAGGAAACATATCTTTTGATTTAATGTAATTATACAATGCTAAATTTTCTTTAAATTTATCTAACATTCCTGGAGTTTTAAAATTTACATTATAATTTGTATTTAATTTAGAAATAACAGCTCTAGGTTCAATATTTTGATTTTTAAATAATTCCATTGCAGTTGCAAATTGAGGATTATTTATATCAGTTATATTAGTATCGTTAATTCCATATCTTCTAAGTAAAGCAGTTTCAAATAATTTTTTTTGATCATCATTTTCAAATGTATCAACTATTTCAAAATTAAGAGCTTTGTTTACTAATCCTTGTGCTTTAATATTTTTATCTACAATTTCTACAGCTTTTTCAAAATCGTTTTCTGAAATACCTGGCATATTATTAATTACATAATCAGTAGCATTTCCTTTACCATCTCTAAAATTATTAACATCTAATATTCCACCTGGATCTTGTAATCCATTTAAATTATATTTTTGTTTAACATCTTTTAATGCACCAACATTTTTACCATTATAATCATCATAAAGATTTTTAATTTTTTTAACTATTTCTCCTCTAGTAAATGGATCTCTAATAGATTCAGCATATTTTTGAAATATTGGATTATTAACATCATCTGGAGTTACAGGTAAATTATCATCTCCCATAGCATAATTTGTAAAGTAATTCATTCCATCTACTTTTCCTACTTTTTTCATTATGTTAAATACTCTTAAAGCTTCAATATCTATAATATCTGAGTTTAAATCTTTTTGAAGTTGAGTACCTTTGTATCTCATAGTATTAACTAAA